ACCCCGTACACGCCCACCGAATAATTGCCGTTAACCAGCGAGGTGAAGTTGTGTGCCCCGCCCATCAATCCACCGTAACCCTCATCGCCCACCAGAGAGACAGTCGTGGCATTGAGCGTATAGCCCAGGGTGTACCCGTTCGCATCATAGTATTCGGTCAACCAATCCTTGGCAGTTGTCGGGGAATTACCGTCGTTCTCCGTCGCCCCGCCGATAAACACTCGGTCGTTAAACCGTTGTATCTTCGCCCCACCGTTCGCGAAAAAGTGCCCCGTGGGCTCTTGGTCAATCTCGATAAGCGCTTCCAAGGCCGCATTGACAAGCCCGTCAACCGTCCACTTCGTGACCCCGGAAGCGTCCTTGAGGATGAATTTGTAGGTAACGGCGGAGTCCAGCCAGATAATCACCGTATTCCCCGAAACCTGCGGTTCGCCCCTGGCGTTCAGGGTAACGATGGCTCCGGCCTCAGTCCCGGCCTCATCCAGGTACATCATAGCCGGAGTGCTGGGGGTGCCAGAGACAATCGCCGTGATCGTACCACCCGACAACGGGACGCCCGGATCGGTAAAGAATTGCGGAACAAAGATGGTTGCCGGATAATAGCTCACTGTTTACTCCGTGGCGCTTCACAGCGCGTTGAGGCTTCATGCCTGACTTTGACTGGTCTCTAATACCCCTGCTTACGGCGGGGATGAAGGCTGTTCTGTTGGCGTCGGTGTATCAGTGGATTGAGACCCAAAGAGCCATGAGAAAAGACCCGTGGCGCCCACTCTAAGTCGTATAGATTCGGGCTGTTCAGCAAGCCACTTCTGATACATCTTGGATTGCATCAGCTTCTCGCCCGCCTTCCTGCTGTCGCCTTTTGCGTATTCGATTACCGCATCTTCAAACGCGGGCGACGAAATCAGGGCATCCGCCGCTTTCGAGGCGGGAGTCTTGGCGCCTGCCGCTAACGTGGTGGCAACCGTAACTGCCGTACCGACACCCGGCACACCTACCGCGTTGCCCATAGTCTCCGCTGCGCCCGCCTTGCGGCCAAAGTCATACAGCTTGGTCAGCGTAGACGGGTCTTTGTCCATGTTCGCCAGCATCGCTCTGGCAGTCCCTGACGTATTCTCCCACTTCTTCGCGCCGTAGACTCCTTTGGCCATCCGGTAGAGGTTTTCAAGCCGCTCCTGGCTATCCTTGGGGATGTACTGATACAGCTGATCGCGTGCGTCCTTGTTCTTTTGCAGGGTTTCGTAAGCGGCTACAAAGCCTTGGCCGATAGAGCCGTTTTTGTTCCTTGCCCCGTTCGTAAATAGATTGTCCAATGCGGTGGCAGCAGCTGCCTGACGCGTATTCGCCGGGACAATGGCCATGACCTTTTTAAAGTCGTTGCTGCTACCCTTGATCAAATTGGCCGTAGCTGCGTCGAGGCGTGCGGCCAATGGCAAGTCCATGCCTTGGCCAATGTTCGCGTTTCTATAAATCTTGGTCAGATTCTCTTCCAGCCCCTTCCTGTCGGTAGTGACCTTGTTGGCCAGCTGCCAGAGGTCATCGACACCCATTACACGAGCAACGCCGGCTTGATCTTGCGCCATCGCGCCGTAGAGGTTATCCAGAATACGACTGGAGGCGTTCTTAAACGGCCCCTCCTGCTGGTAAGCCTCCCCCACTTGCTGGCGGGTTTCGTTGAGCAGCGCGTGATTGACCTTGCCAGACCTAAGCCGGTTATAGACAGCCGCCTCTTCTTTGGTCAGGTACTCAGCGCCGCCCAATTCATCGATCCGGCCCTGAATGTAGGACAGCGTGTTTTTAGGGTTGACCTTAGTTCCCTTGGGAACAGCATCGTTCACCCGTCCATACAATATATTTTCCTGCCCCAACATCTGCTTTCGGGCCGAGTCGATTTGATGGGTGTAATCGCTGTTTAGCTGTGCTCGATCGGTGTAGCCGCCCAATGTCTTCTTGATGTCCTCGGCTACTTCGCCCATACGAACAATAGCAGCCTGTTCCCGCGAGTTGAGCATAGATCCAGGCTTGGACTTCATCGCCTGCTCGGTTTCGATGTAGACCGGGTTTTTGGAGTAGTGCGACGGGTTCAGGTAAACCCCTTCAGACTCTGCCAGTTGCTTGAGGGCAATATCCGGCTTAACAGCGGTGGCTGCCCTAGCTGTTTTACCTGCCTTGATCGCGTCAACCAACTGTTCGTAGGACTTCTCGGAAGGCTGCGCAACAGGGGTATCCACGCCCATCGTTGGCTCAATGCGAGCCTTGAGAGCATCCTTACCACGACCCATGGCAGCAACCGCTTGGCCGCCGGCCTGAACAGCCTTGCCTGCCAACCGCCCCACAATATCCCCGCCGACCGAAGCGGCGGTTTGCTCCATCGCATCCTGGCCTAGCTGCCCCAGCTGATCGCCCAAAGGAGCGCCGGAAGGCTCCAGCATTTGCACCAAGGCATCAGCGCCCTGCCCCCCAGCAACACCTCCTAACGAGCTACCAGCGACCGTTACGGCAGGCGCAAACGGGCCAGCGGCAGCAGCAGCCGGAGCCGTCGCCACCGCACCAGCCACATTACCGATAGTCTGCGCGGTCGGTCGAACCGAAGATACAAATCCACTCCACATACTGTCAGGATCATAGCGGTATACCTCTTCGCCTCGCTTCATCAGCACGCCACCATCAGCAGCGGGCACGACCTCAAACCCCATTTTCCGGGCATTGTTGCCGATGTCTTCGCCCGTCTTCGCGCCACGAAACAGGTTGTACGACACCCCAAAAGGAGGCGACGGAATGTTGGTGATGTTCGGTTGCTCGGGCTGACCGGGTTCTGGAATATCACCAGGAGCCGCGTTAAATGCAGCCTGTTGCTCGTAGGCATCGGCAGGCTTCGCGGTTGATGGATTGAAGCGCTTCGGTTTGGCAGTGGCTGGATTGAAGGCCATCACTCTACTTCCTCGTAGTTATCCGGATTTTCCGGATCTACATAGGCTTGGTTGCCTTCGCTGTCTATCATCAGCTCCCAGCCCTGATCATTCGTGCGCGGCGCCACACTCACGCCCTCACGAAGCGCGCGCTTGTTGATGTCGTAGTTTTTCTTGGCCTTGTCGACAAACTGCGAATAAGCCGCCTTGAATTCCTCTGGCCCCAAGTTCTGGTTAAACATGCTCTCCATCAGGAACTGCATTTCCTTCTCGCTGGCAGCTGCTCCGGTAATTTCCTTCCGGTACTGGTTGAAGAACTGGTTAATGGAGTTGCGGAACCCGGTTCGCTCGGCATTGAAGTCGACCAGCTCTTTTGAGGTCTTGTCATCAAGTCCGATCTTGTCCGCCATGCTGCCTGCCATGGCTTTCGCGCGACCTTTGTACGTCAGGAAGTCCGCGCTGTACTTGTCGGCAATCGAACTCAAGTCAGACAGGCTGGCCTCAGCATCCAGAACCTTGTCCTGCACCTTGCTGGTGTTCGCTTTCGTCAGCGGTGGCTTGTTGCCGATAGTGACGTTGACCATAGGCCCTGACGATTTGCCGGCCTTCTCAATGGCGGCGTCATAGGCGGCGAGCACTTCTGGGGCAGCCCCAGAATCAGCCGCAGCCTTGCGATCCGCAATCAGCTTGCCCACGTTGCTGGCAGGGCCAGTGGATTTGGCGGCGTCTCGACGAATACCCTCATCCGTCTTGACCTGCTCCCCGCCATAAACCTTGGCGAAGATGTTGTCCAACCCGGCCTGCGTTTGGGCGTCGTACTGTTTGGGCCAGAGCTTGGTATCCAGACCCGTGTCATTAGCGAGTTGCAGGCCCGACATGTACAGTTCGGCCTTTCTGGCCGGATCCTGTTCTTTCGAGATTCGATAGGCGACATCGGCCGCCAGCTTCAGGCTTTCCTCTTGGTGGGCCTTGGCAGTAGCGGTATCCGCATTAGCCAATTGGCGCTGACCCATCGTGATCTGCTGTTGACGCAAATCCATGTCCTGAGCCATGCGCTTTTCTTGCCCGGCCGCTTGAAGGCCTTGCAGGGCGGAACCCATGATGTCAGGGCCCCGGGCTTGGGCGATCAGTTGATTCAGTGCACCGGCCATAGGGCCTCCTACGGGATTACGTTATTGGGGTTTTGCTGGTTTCCACCCCACCAGCCTTTGCCATAGCCGTATGCGGCTGTACCGATTCCTTGGTTGATGGCGTTACTCCACGAATTGGACTGCCCCATATACCCGGACGCTCGCGCATCGGCCGCATTTTGCGTGTTTTGCCCAACGATCTGGCCGGTTTGCATGCCTTGCGCACCGACGGTTTGCGCGGTTTGCTGGCCAATCCCCGCCATAGCCGCCAGTTGGTTGCGGTAGTTGTTCAGCTGGGTAGAGGCGGCGCCTTGGCCGTAGCGGGTAAGCTCTTTCATGGCTCGGCCGCTTTTGGAAAGCCCCCTGGCCGCCAAACCCGCATTCACTGCCCGATTGCCCTCGGCAAACGTGAATTTGTAATCCGGGGAGTTGTAGAACGCGGAATAATCGGGCGCAGTCGTAGCGGTAGACGTACCGCCAGACGAAGGCGGATTGACGTAGGTAAACGGCCGACCCTCCTTGTTGCCGTACATTTGCCAGTGCTGGAACGCATCACCAGTGCGCCACTTCTTGGGATTGGCAACATCCGGGTTGGCTATCATGTAGGCGTCAGCGTCGAAGTTCTCGCGGCTTTGGGCGCCGGGCTCTTCGTTCGTTTCGGAGTAGGGGACGCCATTGAGCGCAGCTAGCATCTTGAGGGCGTTCTGTCCCGTTCCCAGCCAAGGCAATTGGTCCTTGCGAGAGCGATCGTACATGTCCCACTGGACTTGGGAGGCGGCGTCAGCGCCACTTGCAGACTTATCACCCGCTTTCTTGGCAGATTGCGAGCCCATGTAACCAGTTACCACACTGGCTCCAGCGATAGCCACGGCGCCCCAGGTCATTTGACAAACTCCCGCGTCGCTTCACAGCGATGCAATTAATTCAAGCTCTGAATAGTCCTTGCAGATTATCTCGTCTTCGATCTTCTGCACATCTGTCTCGGTTGTGGGGTGTATTGTAGTCCATATCGAGTCTTCCCTAGCAAAAACCACACGTTTCGTGCCTACTTTCGACACAAAGGTATGAGGCGCTACAAATCGCTCTACACCGTCCTCAGTAACTACCACCACATCGCCGCACGAAATGATATTAATGTGCGCCGTTTTATGTATTTTCCCAACGATCAACGACCACTTCGGCAAGAACAACTCTCTGGCGTACACTCCCTTGGAAAATATGTGCCGGGGCGGAACTTCCAGCTTCTCGTCAAAGTCCATCAGGCAGTTTTGCAGATCCGCAATCTTGGCCCGCCAATAGTCTTTCGACATCGGTTCGGATACGGCAAACAGGTCATCCATGATGGCCGGGAGTGATTCCCGCGTTACCGGCAGGCTCATCGCTCGAAAATCACCAAGGATTGACCCTCTCCCACCTCAAAATCAGCGGTCTGCTCGGGGAGTAATTGCGCCTCGGATACGCAATCGATTTCTTCCCTCTCCGGATCGACGCGCATCAGCCGGGTAATGACCGGCTTCAAAGCGTCCGTGTTCGTGATCGTAATGTTCATACAGTAATCCCATTGGCCACCAGGGCGGCTCGCAGTTGATTGACCAAAGCAATAAGGCTATTGATAAGTGTTTGTTCGGCAGCGGTGTACACCACGCCAGCAGATCCGGCAATGGCAGGATCGACGGATGCAGCCGTTTGCGCACTCGCCCCGTTGCACCCAAACCCCGCTGCCAGTTCAAGCTGGTTGAAGTCTACGTTAGACGCGGTTCCGATGTCCTGCGGCGTCGAGAGTGTGATCGATCCCGCGCCACTCGTCACGACAACTTGATTGGCAGTTCCGGTAATATTTGCGCGCACCGGTGCAACACCTGTCGAACCAATTAACAACTGTCCGTTGGTAGGGGCCGCCGTGCTCGATAGGGCTCCACCCGCTCCGCTGTACGTGAAGGCGTTGGCGGTGAGACCGGACAGCGTTAACCCGGTAAAGGTGGGGCTCGATCCCAATGCAATGTTCTGCGGCAGGGACAGTGTGATAGACCCAACCCCATTCGTCACCGTGACTTGATTCGCCGTGCCCGTGAGATTCGCGGCCACCGGGTTAGCACCGCTGACACCTACCAGCAATTGGCCATTAGTAGGAGCTCCTGTGGTACTGAGAACACCCCCAACCCCGGAATACAGGAAAGACGAGTCGGTTAATCCACTCAAAGTCAGTCCGTCGAAAACAGGATTAGCCCCCGTGTCGATATCCTGCGGAGTGGACAGGGTAATAGTCCCAGCCCCGTTCGATATCACGACTCGGTTGGCGGTACCGGTCAGCGTCCCGAGTATCGGCACATCACCTGTGCGCCCAATCAGGATCTGGCCATTCGTGGCTGGAGCCGTAGAGGTCAGCGCACCCAGCGCGTTGAGGTAGGCGATGCCGTACGGAGACCCGCCAGCAGGGACAATAACGATAGCGATGGGGAGCGCCCCACCTTCCCCGCCCAGCAGGCGCACAAGCTGGGAGAGCGCCTTTACAGCCCCTGCGGTCAACAGCCCCGTATCAGGGTCTACGAAGGGCGCTCGTGCCGGGAATAGTTTGTATACATCGCTCATGCCAGCACCAGATAGGCATCTGCCACAATGAAATCTGCATTGTCGGTCATGTAGATTTCGTAAATACGGCTGCGGGACGACCCCATGTTTCGTGTGATGACACTTTTCTGGTAGTCGCCCGCAACCCCTAGGCTAAGCTGTCTCTCGCTGCTCCATGTCCGCCCGTTGTCATCCGACCAGCGAATGGCGAGCATCGGAGCCGTAGCGGGAGCATCGATCAGCCCGTTACCCATATCCATCGTCAGCTCAAATTTCTTGAACCGGAACCGTTTGTTCTCCTGGCTAACAACCCGGGCTCTTCGCGACCGACGCAGGTAAGTCCCGGCATCGTTGCGGGCATCGCGGGTTAGTTCGTACAGATTCCCCTCGATCCCGCAGAACAGATGTTTCCCATAGGCATAGACGTAAGCCGCCATCTGGTGAGTCTGGTAGTCCCAATGCTTCCGTTTGTGCCATTGCTGGGTCGAGATGTCGTAAACATGTGTCCCGCAGTTCGGAACCGTCAGGATGTAAAACTTGTGCCCGTGATCCGTGTAGGTCATGGCAAAGGCATTGCGCAGATTGGCTTCGTTGCCGTCCTTCAGGTAGTTGGACAGCTCGGTATTGGTCCCTTCGTCACTCACGATAATCGGGGTATACCCGTTCAGCCGGTAGACCATCAGGTCATTGCCCAGAAAGAACAACGTGTTGTCGTCCTTCGACACCGAGAAGCGCGCGTACAGACCCCGTTCGATAATCCCCGATCCATTCCGCTCAAGGGGGAAGTCAGAATTACCGGTATTCGTCCACGGCTCGATGGTCTCTTCCCCGAAACACATCGCCTCGCCGTGGTCCTCAATGATCGTCAGGGTATCATCGGGGGCTTTTTCGTTCGTGGCGAAGTCCAGAGCGCTGAAATCCGTCCCGTTGCCCAAGGCCGATGTAAACCACTGGCCGCCCGTGTAGGAAAAGATAAAATAGCCATCGACATAACTGACCGTGGTCGCCCCCGGATAATCAGGGTCCGTAATAGTGAACAGCACCCCGAACCCGTTGTGAAACGCATACCCGGGAGAGCCAATCCCAGTCACAATAACCAGCTGGACCCCGTTATCCGCCATCGACACCCGACCGGTACCGCCGACATACCCCAGCGCATCCGCCGTCTGGTCTGCATTAACCCGGTAGAACGTACTCCCAATGACCATGTAGGCCACATTAGCCATGTTCCAGGCACCGCGACCCATGCCTACGATGTCTTGGAGCTTGACGCTCCCGGGCGCCCCTACAAGGCCCACAGGGCTTACTCCGCCGGGAGTGGGGACCACGTAACAGTTCTCGCTCCGCTGGTCGGACAGGACCACAGACAGCGCTTTCTGCTGCGATCCTATGAAGTCCATACGCATTACAGCGGGTTTCCGTAGTAGATGGTTTCAGGCTGGATGAATACCGAGCCTTGGTCCGCGTCGCTTTCCTCCGCGAGTGCCAAAAAGGTTTCGGCCATGGCGATAATGTGGGCCTGATCCTGTCCACCTACCTCGTACATCGGGCACAGTCGCATAGCAAGTCCATACACCAAGGCCTCCAGCCATTCGGGCGGGAAACACGGGGTGTTGTCCAGGCTGTCGAAGTCCTCGATGTAGGATTTGTACGAGAAATTCACCGCCGAACCAGCAATGGGGGAGGGCCAGACGTACAGCAATGCATCCAGTCGGCGCGGCTGAAAGTACACATACACCGGTTCGCCCGCCGAATCGGCCTTGCTCGGCTGGTTCATGTACTCATTGCGGGACTTGATGTCGATCAGGGTTTCAACACCGTCATACAGGCGGCGGGCGTTCGCTATCTCCAGCGGTTTGTTGATCACCAGATCACCGCCAGCCCCTAGCTCGTACTCCTCCTGACCTACGACCATCGGCAAGCTGGCTTCTTGCCACTGCCACACTTTCATCCCCTTGACCGACCACGATTTCGCCATCCGGTTAAGGTGACGCATGGCATATTGCAATTGGCTGTCGGTCGGGGTTTCGTCGTCCTCAATACCGCCGATCAGAATGAGGGCGTCCTTGATTATTTCGGTGGCGGGCTGGTCGAAATCTGTCGAGTTACTTGTTGCCACGATAGCCTCACAGCATGTCTGGGGTTACGTCGCCAGGATCAAGAAAAACCAGCGGGCCGTCCGGAACCGTTTCGCGCGGGGCACGTTCCGCAGGTACAGCGCGCTGCATGTCCAAAGGGTGGCGCTGCTCGGCGTATTCCTTGATTACGATCAGCCCATCCCACTGCTTTACGCAATCGCCGCGCAGCGCTTTCTGGCCGGATCGCTGACACCGGACGAGAAAGTCGCCTTCCCGGTAGAAATTACGCATTTAGAACGCATCCGGCTGGCTGACAGTAATCTTTACCGACCCCGCCCCGCTGTTCAGTGTGTAGCGCAAAGCGAAAATACTGCCGTCAATCAGCTTTTGGGCGTCGGCAGTGACCGCAGCCATACCAGTCACGTCCACCCAGTTCGCATTGGTCGCCGGAGTCGTGATGCCGTAGATGTTCTCCAGCGTGTAGGCCGCCGTGTAATCGACCGTGCCCGTTACTTCGGCCTGAATCGACGTGGAGCGCGCGCGATAGTCCACCGGAACCACTACCGGAGAGTTTGCCGTTACCAGCGTGATACTTTTTGGACGCATGACAGAACCCCTTAGCGCACGGCGCCGAATCGAACGTAATCGATGTATATCGTGTTGGCGGCGGTCGCGCCGGTCAGACCGCCGATGAACGGAGCCAATACCAGATCACCTGGAACCGTCGTGGAAGCACCCGACCATGTCAGGGCCAGATTGCCGTCGACATAACCGCGAACCGACATGCTGCCGTTGGTCTCGGAACCGTCGACCAGAATGGCGAGGGTGTGCCATGTGGCGTTGACCAGATCGACAGAGCCCAGCTGCGCAGCCGTGCCGCCGTTGTTTTTGTCCACCAGCATCGTCACCGTGGCGTCACCAGCCAGCGTACCGAAGGCGATAACGTCCGTAGCAGTCGTGGTCCAAACGTCCTCGGGGTTCGTGGTCGCAGTCAGTGCGGACAGACCAAACTGAACGGCGGTTTCAGCCACGAGGTTCGTCTGTATCCGGACCTCCATGTAGAACTTCTTGCCGGACAGTTGAATCTGTTTGGGCAGGTAGATCGTTGCACCCTCTGAGGTGCCGTCCGAAGCAATCTTCAGCACACCGCCAGGGTAAGTATCTGTCGCCAGCTGCACGACTGTGGCGCCCGTGTCGATAATGGCCGCCTCCCAACCAGTGGGAACGTTCGTGGTGACTTTCTGGGTAAACTCGTCAAAGAATACAACCTGCTCCCAGCTGGGAGTCATGGCAAACCCTTGGCGATAGGGATAAGCGTTGGACCGCGCGTGAACCAACGGTGAATTGAATGCTGTGTTGCTCATCGTAATATCCTCGAATTACGTTAAAACAGGAGGGCCGAAGCCCTCCGAAGGGTGGAAACTATTGCAGGCTCACGCGCCCGGCGAACCATACGCGCCCCGAGGGTCTGTCCATCCGTAGCTCTCGCGATAGAACGAGGCGAACTTCAGGTTTCGGGTGTCGAAGTCGTTTTCTTGCTGCGGCGCACCAGCTGCCTCACGCACGAACCGCTTCAGGCCGTCCATCACGTTGGTTTTGATAAACCACGCATCGGGATCGTCCAGATAGTTGTTCACGGTGTACGGCACAATGCCTTTTACGGCGTTGATGTCGTTGTTGGCGGTGCCGCTCTCCAGCGTCGACTCCAGCACACGGGATGCCTCAAAGCGAAGCTCCTTCGGCAGGATCAGCGTCTTGGCCTTGGCTGCGATTTGCAGACCACGGTCATCCTTAAAGCCGTCGATGTCGATCAGTGCCTGTTCCAGCGCAGCATGCGAGAAATCAGCCGCCGTCGCCAGCTCGTTGCGGAACGTGCCGCCCGAGATGTTCACGTGATCCGTAGCGAACAGCTCTTTTCCGTCTGCACCCGTATACGAGGCGTTGAAGCCACGATTCAGGATGTTGGCGGCGACCACTTCTTGCGTCTGACGCTGACTGAAGCCCAGATACTTTGCCCGCTTGAAGCCGAGGTCGTACTGGTTATCAGCGAGCATGTTGTGGGTGAAGATAACCCCCATCGCCCACTCAAGGTGGTTGTAGCGCTTGATGAAGCCCTGACGGATCGAGTCGTACGCAACGGGTGCGCCCTCAGCGATCTGCGGGAACAAGCCGGTTCCAACCAGTTGTACGTCTTCCTCGTAAGCCTTCTCCGAGGATTCGGTGTCGTAAATCTGAAGCAGCTGCAACGGTGTCTTTTCGTCGTAGCCCATGCCCCAGAACTTGTTGACGCCCACTTGGAGCGCCTTGGCAATGCTGCCAGTATTGATTACGCCGCTCATGGCTTACACCCCCGCCGTGGATTTGAGTTCGTGCTCGTTGATGAGAACCAGCACTTTCGCGTAATCCGAAGCTGGGACGTTATCGGCACGCTGAGAGAACCCCAGAATACGGAGCTGTGCCGTGGTCGTGACATGGGTGGAGCTATCCAGCTCGGTGGCCGAAGTGCCGGTCACTGTGCTGCCGCCCGTTACCAGGATATCCGCGTTCTCGCCCACATCGATCAACGCCAGATTCGCGCCGCCGTTGTCTGCCTGAATCTCGAAAATGATATCGGGATCGTCACAGACCATGAGATAGCGGGTAGTGCTGGATGCGCGGTAGATCAGGGAATCCGCCGTTTCGGGCACGACACCTACGACCACACCGCGCAGCGTATCGCCCGCAGCAGCGATAACCACAGATGCCACACCATCAGCATCGGCAGTGCCGCCGGATTTCACGAAGTCGCCCAAAAACACGGCGTTGCCGGTAGTGCAGACGTATTTGTTGCATTGGCCATTGTACGGCGACCCGCTGATGTGTTTGACAGGGCGCGCACCGCTGGCTCGATTGACGTTAGCCATTTCGATTTCCTCGGTTATTCATCAATGATGACTCCCGGCGATTTGGGGCGTTCGATCTTAATGCCATCGCCGTAGTAGCCTTCTTTTGCCTCTGATAGAAGCGACTGTTCTTTCTGTTTCAATGCTGTTTCCTTGGCCTCCTGATCCTCTCTGTAGAGGTTTTGGGGGATTTCCATCAGAACCGCATCGACGCCACCACCTACGGGCTTGCGCACCACACTGCCTAACTGAGTTGCCTCAGCTGCTCTCGGGTCTCCCACCTTTGTGGGATCGTCCACTTTTTCATAACCTGCTAGCTCGAACATGCCGATACGACCGGGGACGTCGTTAACCCAGCGGCGCACGAAGCCAGGACGCTCGTCAGCAGTCAGTTTGTTGCGTGCGCCTACCGGCACACGCTTCGGATGCGGCGACTGGCTGCGATCCGGGCGATTCTGTTGGTTGTTGTGATTGCTCATTTAAATTCCCCTTGTGCTTTAAGGTCGGTCACAAATTCATCGAAAGTCATGCCGGTTTTCTTGATTGCCGACCAGATTTGCCGCTGTTCAGCCGACAATTGGGCATGCGTTACCGTGTTCGGTCTTTCCTCTTTGTTGCTCGACCCTACTGCACTGGGTTTGTCCTTGTTCGGATTCAGGAACTTGTGTGCAAACTCACGCTTTACGTCCGCCTCAGCCAATTTGATGGCCTCGTCCAGCGGCTTGCCTGCGGCCGTGTACTCTTTCGTGCTCTCGACCATGAAAATGGTCATGGGCTTGTCTTTCTCAAACCACTTGGCGTTGCGGTCGGCAAAATCCTTGACCGGTGCCGGTATCTGCGCCTCCGGGGGCTCTTCATCCTGCTCAGGCGCTACCGGATATTCCTTTTCGGCCTCTTTGATGCGCTTCTCGGCCTCCAGAAATCCTTCTGTGTCGCCAATTTCAACCGCCTTCAGACGCTCGGATTCCAGCTCGGCCAATACTTGCTTGCGCGCTGTCTCGGCGGCCTTGGAAGCGAACTTAGCCACCTTCTCGGTACGCTCACGCTCTGCCTTCAACTCGCGCTTTAACTCGCGGTTGCGGTCATACAGGGGCTTGCGGCTGATGAATTCCTTGGCATCGACCCACTGATCAGGGTCTTTGCCGGCCTCCACCCATGCATCCTTGTCCGTCCAGCCGTCCTTCTGGGCCTTCGCTACCAGCGGATCAACTTCGACTTCCGCCGACGACTGATCATCAGGCTTGTCTGCAACTACGTCACCCTGGCCGTCGTCTTCGACGTACTCCAGCAATGCATCCGGTAACGCCTCAGCGACACCCGCGAGTTCTTCAGCACCGCTCATGCTGCCTCCCCGCGTACGATCGCCGTAATGTCCTCGTCGTTGAGCAGGCGGTACTTCACGCCAGACTCTTCAAACTCATAACCGCCGTACTTGGCAAAGTGGACCTTGTCGCCTACCTTCGCCCACGGCGTACCTTCATCGAACGCCTTCCACGCCGTTGCGCCAATAGCGACCAATGTTCCGGTGTGCACGGCTTGCTGCTTGCGGCCCTTGTCTTTCGCATCGGCAATCTCGAATTTAGCCTTTTGCAGCGCCTCGAATCGTTCCAACTCTTTCTGCTCGACCTCACTCAGAGGATCAGGCTTCACAATCACGCGATGCCCTGCTGGCTCAATCTTCATTCGTTACTCCAATGCTCTCTGCGAGCGAGTCTAGGTCGAGAAATTCGCCAAGCCCTGACAGCTCGGATCGCAAGGCCACATGCCTGATGGCCAGTGCATCTAACGACAACTCCTGAATGCCGAGGATGTCGCTGATCTTGTCGTTCCTTACCTCTTCCAACCGTGCTATGACCGCTTTGGTCACTGGCGAGTTAAGCCAGTCTCTGAACTCTGATGCCTTGATCATTCGTAACCTCTATGGTTAGGGTGCGGGTGTTTCCTGTGCCGCCTGTGCGGCTTGCTGCTCTTGCGCTGCGGCCTGACGCTCTGCCAATGCCTGCTGACGCTCGAATTGGTTGTGCTTGATGCCTTCGATAATGGTGCCAAGTTCGGCCTGATGCTCTTGCAACTGCGTACCCACTTCGGCCGCTTCGGCGTTGGCCAGATTCAGCAATGCACCCGTCATCAGGTTGGCAATACGCGCCTCGGTCTCGGCTTCCTTCAAATCCAGCTCGCGACCCTTCAGGTCCAACTCTTGTTCTTTGAGCTGAGCTTTCGCGGTCTCGGTCTCCGCTGTCTGTTGCAGCTTGAGCATGTCCGGATTCGGCGGGGGCGGTGCGTTCGGGTCGACTTCCGGGCAAATCTCTTCGATCTGCTCAGGCGACAGCCGCAGGGCCTTCAGGCGTGCTTTCTGGATGGGCTGCGGGTTGATATTGGGCTGGCCAATGAACGTGCCCAGTGCGTCCGCCTGCGCCATACGCTGGATGTCGGAGGACATGACCGGATCGGCCATCGGAATAACGTCACAAGAAGTTTTGTCGAAGTCGTCCCGGTAGACTTTGGCGTCCTCGTCCAGAACTTTGTAATACTCTTCTTCGTCCATGTACCGGGCGTTGAGGTCGAACAGAATCTTGAACTCGCCCTTCATCGAGCGGTAGATGCGTTTGTAGATCGCGTTCAGGGCCTGCTTGGCTTCGGCGATCAAAGCCATAGTTGTCGTGGCTGGCGTGTTGGCACCCGGCGCATCACCCGACAGAATGTCTTTGGCGCTAGACAGGTTGTCGCACAGCTCCATCACCATCCCAAGCAATTGGAACAGGACGGCTGAAGGTTCGCGCACGGGCAGGGGCATTACACCTTTGCTCAACTGCTCGGCGGTTGCCTGTGTCTTCTTCCACTCGTTCGGGGCAAAGCTGTATACGCCACCATTAAGCTTGATTTCCTTGGACAGCCAGCCACCGCCCGTATTGGCCATGACCCCTGCATCCAGGAGCATATTGAACAGGCTGTTGGCGGTCTCATTCAGCGGGGCGAGCAGAGCTCCGAAGCCTACGTAGTAGTAGCCGCCGTCAAACGAGGGAATGAATTTGTAATCCGCGAAATATTGGCACGGGTCGATGTCCATGATCTGGCCCTTGAGGTTGGTTCTGATGCCATCCTCTTCGTACCGGGCGACGATCCGCATAACCTGCCGGGAATCTTTCTCGACCGTGACGATGTAGGGCTCTTCAAACCCGTCATTGTCCAGATCCAACCATTTGTGCTGCTCCAGGAAGCAGTAGTACTTTTCGGTATCAGGCTCTTCGTTGTTGTTCTCGTGACTCAGTTTGTCAAGATCCACATCGAGCCACACGCCCGCACGCTGGTTGCTGACCACGGTATTCTTGTGGGTATTGTCCAGAATGTGGGTAATGCGGCGTGACGATTCGAGGTTGGCCGCTGCGTTGTTGATGCACAGCTTGTCGGCCAATACCAATTCTGTCTTGTTGCGCTTCAGGCGAGGATCGTAAAAGCACTTGCGGAACAGGTGTCCAGCCACGGGAAGAATGTGTAACAGGCGGTCGGTATCGTCCTCCCACTCGCACATGTTCTCCATCAGCTGCCAAGACATGAAGGCCGACACACGATCGGCTTGTTGTTGCTTGGCGCCTTGTGGGTCGGGACCGATTACCTTGCCCTTGACCACTTTGTCATCTTTGACGATTTCCCCGTACGCTCGGGCAGCAAACTTAATCGCCGCGTCGGCAATGATCGGGAGCTTGACGTTGGCAGCCCCGTTCCATGGGAAAGTCTTCTGGGTTCTCAGCTGATTGGCCAGCTCGATCGCCAGCTTGTTGCGCTCCAGCCACTCCTTGCGGCTCTCCTCGTCAATCATCCAGTCGTCAACAACCCGACAGCCGATCTTCTTCAGCTCGTCTTCGTCCATGCCATCGGCAAGGTTGATTTCGTCGATTTTCCTGACCAGACGCGCCTTTGCCGCTGATATAGGCTCGGGCGCGTTGGTGTAGGTGGGTTCCTGCGGGGCGTATTCACCTAACCCCGAATCATCGGGCAGGCCAGCGAGTGCTGTCATAGGGCTGGACGCCATCGCGGCGTTCATATCGACCATTGCAGTTCCAGTTAGAACTAGGTGCCGGTAGAGTATAACTCAACTGTTCGGGTATGCGTCAAGAATCTGTCGTCATCACCACTCTGCGCCGCGCTGGAAATACCCATAGCGGCCATCCACCAAAACCAGCAGCCACCCTGCTTTACGGCAACCGCTACAGGGGTAGGCGTGCGCGCCAGAGGCCATAAACACAAGCTCCTTTTCAGTATGGCAGCAGGGGCAGGCCCCAGCGGCGCGGCAAAGCTCTGTACCGCTCATCAGTAACCCCCTATGGCGCTGCGGCCGGTGTGGTGATCTTGCTCGCCAAAGTCTTGATCATCGTACGTATCCAAGGCGCCATTAACTGCACCCTGACACAGGTATTGTAGAGCATCGTGTGGGTGTGAGAAGCGGTTTTTGTCCGGTACGTCACGGAACCGTTCATCGCCAGCCACCTGAACGCGAAGGAACCGATACCCGCCATTGAATCCTTTGCGCAGGGTTTTGCACTTGGGCGACAGGTAAAAGGCACACTTCCCGTCTATCAGCTTGGTAAGGAAGTGGTTCACCGCATCTAGGCGTGCCTGGAGTGCGTTGGACGGGCTGGGGCTGGTTGGTATGCCAACTCCGCCATCCTTGAAGTCTGCGCTGAGTACCTGAAGACACGTCTGCTCGTCTGTCTGCGCACCTTGTTGCCCGGCAGGATCGCCGATCGATGCGCCTATCGTGAACCCCTTATAGTTGGCTTGCAGGTACGGCCTGACTACGTCTCGACCGAACTGTTTGATACCTGAATACTCGGACACCAACTCATCAATGATGGCTATCCGTCCGCTCGGATACAACTGGCCAATGATGCAGGCTGGCGTAAGGCCAAAGTCCCAGCCGAGAATAAGGGGAAACTTCGGGTTGGCCAGAATGGTCTCTGGCGAGCAGTGCAGGCGATCATTGTAGGTGTTCCCGTAGACCGGCCTGCCATCCTCCACCGTGCCGTACAGGCCAAGGATGTAGACCTTTATCCACTCCTCCGTCTTGGCGCCCAGCTGATTAAAGTAGTAATCGTACCCATTGGGTAGATTGCGGATGTTCTGGGCGTCAGGATTCGGGTCGTACTCCACACCGCTGTAGGTCTCGCGGCGGATCAAGGCTCCTGGCTGATTGAAGAACTCCCAGTTGTCCGGACGCTCCTCCTCACTGAGCCGATACCACCAATGGTCATCATCCGGCGGGTTGGTGTCAGCGATCACGCAGGCTCTTGTAGGCCCTCCCTCTGCCTTGTTTGGATACCGGCCTACCCGTGACGTTGCACCATCTACAACAGCCTTGGGAACCTCCCTGGCCTCGTTGATAAACACGCCAGTCAGCTCAAGGGACAACAGCTTTTTGACATCCTTCGGCTTATCTAGCGCCAAGAATATGACTTCCATGTCCAGCTTGGTGCCGTCCTCAAGGTCAGTCTTGAGCCGCGCCGTGATCGGAGTTGCGCGATTAACGGGACAAATGTCCTCTGGCACCCAGTCAAGCCAAGTCTTGAGCGTGGTGGTCAACAGTTCGGGATAGGTGTTGCGGATGATAGCCCAGCGGGTGCGCCTTACCCCATCAGGGCTAGGAAGCTGTTCGTGGGCATTCTTCAGGATCTCTGTTATGCAGGCGACTGACTTCCCGCTCCCGATTGGTCCCTTCAGCCCACGAAAGAAAGCCTCTGAAGCGTGAAACTCAGCAGCGACTGGCTCAGCGTCGTACTTAATCAGTCTTTGGCTGGCCATAGTTCATCGCAAAGGCGTATTTAACCTCGCCATCGACACTCAATTTGCTGTTCGGTGCATAGCTCTTCGACGCCATACGCTCAGCAGACCACTCAATGGCGGCTATGGCTACCCTTGCGGCGTTGGGATCGAGATCGCCGTTGATGACCTTTTCGGCCAGCTCGGCCACCCTATCGCCATGCGCCTCGCCGTTCGCCTGTCTCGCTATGCGATATTGCTCCGAAAACTCTGGATGATCGCCGTTAACCACCCAAAGAAGAATGGTTGACAGCACGGGGAGATGATCGGCACTACAGATTTTCCTGAGGCTTTCGCCACCAGCAAGACGAACACATACCTCATCAGTGATTTCTTTCGAGTAGATAGATGGCCTAGCCATATATGCCATCTCCTACTTGAATGTAGTTCGGCCACGTCTTGCGAGAAGGATTTGCGCAAACAAAAGCTAGGTTGGCGACAACCCAATCCTCAACATCCCTCTGCAAGCGTCGATTTCTCTGCTGGAGCAGGTCTGCTGCTGCACGTAGGCGCGGGCTACCAAGATCGTTGGCTGTTCTTCTAATCGATATCAGCGCACGCTGGAGAGGTGCCTGATGTGGGTGCCACGGCATCCTAGCAGACGCTCTTACCTTCCTTGCGTCCCAAGCCCCCCCCTCGTTCATATTGAGGAGATTATCTAAACCATGCCGCTTTATCCAAAACCGCTCCCTTTCATCGAGACTTTCGGTCTCCTCTAGGATAAGAATCCCGGGGGCCCGCCCTGCCAAGATTAGATCGACGCACCAAGCACAGACATTTCTGCGCGTTTTTGTATTGTTCGACAAAGAACAATGCTGCCGAAACCTTCGGGCTATGTTGCGGGACTGGCCGATATAGCAAATTACACCAGCATCATCCGTCAATGCATAAATGCCAGAAATAGCCTTCTCGGCCATATCTACCTTCCTGCCCTCTATGGGCGCTGATTAATGGAGCCGTTATAACTATGCCGCAATGAAAATACCCGGTGCTGCCTGAATAAAAGTACCGCCGCTGCCACCGCTGGATGCCATAGGTATCAACCCATCGGCGCCACGGGTAAATGTGGCCTCACGCTCAAGCTCTAATATGCCATAAGTGCCTGGGCCGAATGAGATTATATCACCCTCCACAGTTTCTGAGAGCGCGAACGTTTCGGTCAGCCAGGGCTCAAATTTGGACAGCCCGTCATTACTATCATCGCCGAGATTGAATCCAACCGTCGCGGCGTATGCATCCATCTCCGCCTGAATAATAGGTGCCAGATCGGTCGCCATTTTCTGGCTGCCTCCCGGCCCAGGGTGCAGTCCGTCACCACTGTCATAGCCTGGGGCGGTGGTACGCAGTTTCTCAGGCACCCCCGGCTCAGCCAAAGCCGCGTAGCGGTCGTACAGGGTGAATTCCAGCTCAGTGGCCAGGGTGATCATCAGGGCGTTATACGCATCGATGAGGATCTGTTTGCCGGCGCTCCAGCTCGCACTGGCAGAACACGGGGAGGCGTTGAACATGATCAGGCGCGCATTGGGGGCAACACGCCTTACCTCTGCGACATAAGCCCTTGTCCGCGCCTCCAGCACTGCGATGCTTGCGCTCTCAATGAGAATATCGTTGATGCAGTGCTCGTTGATGATAACCTGAGCCAGTGCCGTAGTTGATGCCCAATCAGCCGCAACTGTGTTCCCGGTAGAGCTGGAGGCGACAAATCGAGCATTCGTGAGGTTGTAGGCGGCATCCAGGTCAGTAGTAGCCCCCACCAGAGTTCTACCCCCGATACCGTCTGTATAGATCGCGTGAGCCGTATCGGCCTTGAGCAGAAACGGGTACTCGCTAGTTTCGTTGCCAAAACTGTCCGACTGAATAAATACAGCATCCACTACGCAATAGGGGATAGTGGCGCCAATGGTTTCATCGATGTATTTGCCGCTCGACACCGTGTTGGCCAGTTCTGTCGAAAACGCGGCCCTCTGGCCAGGGGGAACAAATTCGGACGGGACCGTATTGATCGCGGCCACTTTCTCAAACATGTATTCGGATATGGTTAGGCTGACGCCCGAGGCTTCGTTGCTCGGCAGCCCCAACCCGTAGCGCGTAGTGACGTTGCCGGCGCCCGTACACTCAAACCACACAGCCAATCGCCCGTTGTGGTTGCCATTGACGGCGTTGAGCGTGCCCGTGATCGTGGCCCCAGCTGCTGTCACCGAGATGTTCTGGTTGGTGAATGTGCCGACGCAATTCGATACGCGCACCGACATCACGTAAAAACCGACCTCGACAGCCTCTGTATAGCCCTGGAACGCTCGTCCGCCGCCTCCGCTAGTGAACGTGGTGGACAGCTTGTCTGCTGCCACGGCTCCCGCTCCCGCCCCTAGAACAGTAATCGTAGAGTCCGAAAAATCCCCCCGACGAGGCAGCAGGGAGTTTAGAACCTGTCTAGATGGGTTTGTTTGCTGGGTGCCCGCTACGTAATACTGTGTCATTTCGAGACCCCCCTAAACAATTTCGACAATGTGGTAAGCGCCATCACCAACCAGTGCCCATGTGTATGTCTTGGTGGTCCCGCCATAACTCGATGTCGCAATGTTATCGTTGCCGTCATAGGTGGCGACGTACGGCAGGCCATCAATGGTGGCGGTGAGCAGCTTGCCGGTTGCCGAGTAGGTCGGGGCTGGCGAAGCGGCAATAAATCCCGTTCCCGCCGAAGATCCGACAAGGACGCCGTTTAGCAGCAATTGGCCGGCTCCGTTAACGTCTCGAAACTCAGCGCTCGCACCTTGCGGCGTGTCAGCCTTGAACATGCTTTTGGTGGTCATGGTGTCATCTCACTATGTCGCGTTGATTGGTTTTGATCAGGTCATCGATAAGATCGGTAATCATCCCATTCTCCGGTGTGGGCGGGGTGGAGCTTGAGCCAAACCCACGCGTCACCATGCTCGAAGGGGTGCCAAAAGACCCCAATCCGGCTGTGATGATCTGCGGGACAGACACTAGCTAGCCCTCGTTCTAGATGTGGGTGTCGTTGCGTCATCCAGCGTATAGGTGGCGGCGGTGGTGCTGCCATTCAACCGCTTGACCGTCATTGTGGTGCCGGATATGGACACCTCCCCGATCGACTGCATTGTCAGGAATTGGGCCTGAGCGAGAGTCGGCGCCGTACCGTCTGCTGCGTAGCTCTCCGTCATCTGGGTGGTGAGCACGGCTGTAGCAATCTCTGCTCCCGCGTCAGTCGCCATCGCTGCTGCCGTAATCACGTTCGCCGCCATTGCCCCTACCGAAGCATCAATGCGGCCACTCACTAAGGCTGCCGGCAGCCTACTTTGAATATCGGCAATCTCCGTATCAATATACCCGGCGACCGTCGCCAGCGCGGAAGACGTGGCAAGTCCAGACTGAATCTCAGTGACTGCATCAGTAGCGATAGCGTCAGCATCGATCGCGCCCGTGGCTACAGCGGCAGCTGTTACTACCCCAGCCCCCATACCCGTTACCTGGACATCGAGAGTGTCGGTGCCGAGAATCAGGGAGTCGAACACGTTGGCGGGGAGCACAGTGTAGGTACGGTGTACGGGGAGGGCTCCAGAGACTGCTACGTCTATTTCCAGGTTGCCCAGCGTAGCTGTGTCCGTTGCGTCCAGAGTTGCGCCATAACGCCCTGAAGCGATGTGCGTGGCACCCCCAGAGTTTTTGCTAGCCTCGGCGGTAGTGCCGTGAAAGGTCAGCTTGATGTCGGTATTGGCGACAGTGAGCGCGGTCATGGGAGTTACCCCGTCCGTGCTATCAAGGAATGGACCAAGTTTTATCTCTTGGCTGGCGGTCGATTGGCGCAGATACATTACGCAATCCCCTGGTTTCGGTAATGGTTCATGAACACCGGAATTACAGCCCCACCGGCTCCCGCTGTGTAGGCAAACCCGCCTGAATTAATGGCCCCGTCCTCGTCCATCACATACAGATAGTTGTAACCGGCTGGGATCATGTCTGCGTCATCCAGCGTCAGGCCGGTCCCGCTCCAGGCCGAAGGAGGAAGGAGGAATTTGTGGGTGACTGCGGAGGCGGTGGACTCTTGGGCGACAAAAGCCTGCGCTCTGGTAGTGTCAAGATAATG